AGCAACTTCTTGATCAATCATTTCATCTGTTACTTCAGCATGTTCATGCATCTTAGCTTTTTTAACTTTCATAGCTTCAGCATAGACTTTACGAACACCATCTTTAAATTGTACAGTGTACCATTCAATATTTCCATCAGCATCTGGGTCAGCATGTGCTTCTGCAATACAAATACCTTCACCGAAAATAGCATGTTCTACATGAGTCGCACAGTAATGAGCTTTATCTACTTGGCCTTCAGCCACTTCTTTAGTCTCTACCTTTGCCGCAGGCTGTGTCTCGCCTTGCATAACTTTTTGAATTGATTCAAAAAGATTGTTAGTAATTCTTGTCATTTTAGTTCCTTAAAAATGAAATCTAATTATTATATTTATTTGATTAAGTACCTAAGCCTGCAGAAACAGTACCACGGCTCCAAGCTTTACAACTCCAGTAGCGTGCTTTATGACGGGGGCCCGGAGTGTCACAATTATGTCTAGCTCTGAAACTACGACGTCTATTAGGATTACTTGTCTTAATAGTAAGTCCAGTAGTATCACCGAAGTTTACCTTCACTACATTACCTTTATCATTCTTTGTATAGACAGCAAATTTACCTTTGCCATCTGATGTTCTAAAAGGTTTGTTTAATTGAACCTTTTTACCATTCTTTTCTGCTTCTTCCAAAGTTTCCTCGGACACATTTTTAGGTTTTTTACCTGCTTTCTTCATTGCTATAGCTATAGCTGCTTGTTGAGCTAAACTACTAGCTTCCGCCACACCTTGCTCTGGTTTTTTCTTTTCAGGTTTCTTCACAGGCTTGGCCACGTCCTTATCACTAACCGGATAATCTCTTAAATGACGAGTAGTAGCATTAGGTTTCTTGATAGCTTCAGCTAGGTTACCTTTGTGATAAGCTCTAGCTGCATCTTCAGGTGTATCATGTAGAGTAGTTTTTGCAGTAAATGCAGTAGAAGAACCACCTGCTGCATAATACTTTTTAGTGTTGTTATGCTTTAGAATGTTGGCACCCTTACCTTTAGTGGCAGAATGTGTATAGCCAACATAAGTTCCTGATTTACCCTTTATTACTTGACCTTTAGACTGATCTATATAGGTATATTTGTCAGTATCTTTGGCTTCTTCTAAGTCCCAATCCTCATACTGCTCTTCACCAGTTGGTTCAAAATCTTCTTCTACTGATCCATAGGCAGAATCATCACAATCAATACAGATTGAATCAAGTTGTTCTCTTAACTTAAAGAATGTTTTCTTTTGCATTTGTTCATCTACTTCCTGTTTACTGTTCTTTAAATAATCATGCACTGATCCAATATAGTCATCTGCTTTAGTTATCTTGGACTGAACCCAGGCATCAAGTTGTTTATTCTTTTTCATCATCTTAGATAAATCTTTTGCTTTGCTTGCTATAGTTTCAAGTTCACCTTTAGCCATTCCGCCTTCGTCATCTACACCTTCACTAACAGACTTCCAACCACCACCTTTGGACTTATACCATTTAGCCGCCCAACCGTTAGCATATGCAGAAGGATATACGTCAAATTTAGATTTAGCCAATGCTTTTGCTCTTGACCATAGAGCCGGATTAGTTGGCTTATTTCCTTCTTCTAAATTCATTTCTTCTGTCCTCACGTTAATCGGTTTACCACCTTTACCGGGTCTATCTGCTACAGGATCTTCTCTTCTTTTTCTTCTTGCTGCAGCTGCTCTGTCTTCTTTACTCATTGAATGTGCTTGTGCAGAAGGCAAGCATTTAGGTTTACCTTCCCCTTCCTCTCTCGCACAATCACCTTTGATGTTACCTTTAGTATCCATTCGAACCCATTTCTGTCGAAACCAAGTGCGAAGATCCTCATTAGTAACAGGGTATTTCATTTCTTTTTACTTTTGTTAGCTAAACGTGAACGCTCTAAAGTTCTAACTTTTTGTACCATCTTCGTTACTACTGCAGGTTGCATCTTTATAATACTAGATACTCTTTGCTCAAGACGATCTCTTTCTTGAGCAGACAACGTAGATTTATCTTTGCCTTGGAGAAATTTTTGCATCAACATTCTTCTAGCAGCTGCTTTCGCTCTATGATTTAATTCCTGAGGCGAAGAACTACGTAGTAGTTTTAATTGTTTGGCAACAGCTAATCTAGATCCTCTCGTTTTAAGCTGCTGACCTTTACGAAGTCTAGTAGTAGCTGAAATTTTTTCTGATAACGTGATTGGTTCTTCTTGTTCAAATTCTTCTTCTTCATATAGATCACTAATTTCTTCCCAGGTAAAAACAGTGATCCAGTCGTTTAATTCTTCTTCTTTAATTCTATAACCTTCTTCGAGGTATTCTTTGAATTGTTTCATTTTAGTGTTGCCTTTAACATCCAACCATGTTTCTGATGAATACCTATTCTATCTTGTAGGAAATTAGCTAATCCTAATTCATCGGCATCATCTGCTAATTGATATGCTCTCATTAGAGAAACTAATACTAGATTATTAGTTAACAATAGATCATTAAACATATCCATAGCATTCGAAGGATCTGCATCTTGAATTGTTGATACTTCTCTAAGTTTAGTTAAACTATTAGGAGCGTAACCATCAATGGCTCTAATATATTCAGCAATACTATCCACTGCTTCAAAAAGTTCATCATAAAGTTTATTTAAAAAACTATGATATTGACTAAAGTCTGGTCCTACTACATTCCAATGATAGGCGTGAGATTTATAGTACATATTAAATGTATCTGCAAGTACTTTAGTCAATGCCAATTGTAACTGTTCCATTAATCAAGCCCCATCTGTATTCTTTTAGCAGCTGTCTTAGCATGCTTTGATTTAGATGTAAAATGAATATTATTATCGGTACTTGATTTAGGAGGGGGTTCTTGAATAGCAGATCCACCTATTTCTGTGCCAAATTGTGTTGCCTTTTGATCCATTTTCATTTTTAGATAATCACTAAATGGTACTATACCTACTCTATTTTCAGGTTTAGTAACATCATGTGTTAGATTTTTAATTGGAGTATCGTAAGATTCTTTTGTAGTCTTCATTTTGTTCTCGTACATTCCTGATAAACCTGCGAATGGAGGGACACCAGATGGTTCATTGTCTCTACCATCTTTGTCTATTGTTTTGTGACCTTTAGAAATTATAGGTTTCTTTACTTTATATGTTTTGCCGCCAGGGCCTGTTCTCGTCTCAAAATCAGCAGTAGTAACTTTCTTAAACATACCAGGGCCTGCTCTACCCATTTGTACAAATTTTTGATCCTGATCTACAGCTTCATCCATTTCACCACCATGTATACCGACCATATGTCCTGGAGCATCATCTTGAAGATCAGCATCGTCCTCATCAACATACTTGGCAAAATCTATATAATGAGTTTGAATGAACATTATTTCAGCATCAGTGTATCCAAGCATGTTTAATGTATCATGGGCAATAGATGCATACATTGTAAAATCATGAATCAATTCTGGGGGCAATTTATTTTTAAATGCTTGTTGTTCCAAACCAAACATTTTATCCACTGCCATAATAGCTTGTTTTACATATTTTGGATTTAGATCAGTTCTATTAGCTAATTTCTTAAGCAATGTTGACGCTTGCTTATCCATACCTAGATTTTTTGTAGTATAATCTTGATACTTTACTTGCCCAGATTCTTCAAACATTGCTTTTGTTGGTCGAAGCAAAGCAGGAATCTTTTGTTCCAAAGCCTTTTGCTTAAAATGAAAAGTATATCTTAAACCTTCTACTTTTTCTTTGATTGGTTGCTGAGGTGTTCTTCGAGGCCTGTAGGTTGATTGTTCTATTTCGTAAATCCAGGACTTAACTGTTTCGTTATTTTCGAGTTGTATTGTTACGTAATTAGAATTCTTATATACTATTTCGCCGTATTGACCTTTTTTATTTACTACAAAATCGTGTAAATTATAAATTTCGTTGTTTATAAATTGTTCTCTAAGATTTTTACTTGTTTTTGCCATCGACGCAGATCTAATCTGCTGTATCATTAGATCTTTATGTTCTTTTGAACCTAACACCCCAGCATGAAATTTTTTCGGGTCGGACATTGCTGCATGTCTAGCTGCAGTACCAGAAGTAATCGCTCCTTCAGAACTTTCGCCATCAGGATCACGTTGCCCAATACTATGGACCATAATCTTTTTGAATTTATATTCTTTATTGTTGTATTTGTGTAGTAAATTGTGATATTCTTCTGTTCTATCTGAACCGGCAAATAAATGTACTTCGTCATGTTTTTTATTCAAATTTTTGAGAATATGAATAATAGACGGTGACTCTTTGTTGGTTGTTTGGACGTTTGCTTCTGGGAATTCGTGTTTGATAGCGGATGCTTTAAGATCTGGATGGACTGGATTTTTCTTAGTATCGTGAGAATGTGACACGAATACGTAAGGAGTACCACCTGTTTCCTCTGCATGATCTAATACTTTTTGAATGCCTTTCGCATGACCTTCTTTGGTCGGCGGATTCATTCTGCCAAAGATGAGTGAAGCGGATTTAGATGCCATTATTGTCCATTAGAATATAGTTGTCTATTTATTTATAATTTGGTAAATTTAGTAAATTTCTCGCCATTGAGCGGCGGCCGCTACAGCAGCAGTTGTTCCTGGTGCTGTCCCAAGTGTCCTAACTACTATTGCGTAAATTTCAGAATCTGTTGAATCAATATTTTGTACTATAATGTTTTTCTTAGCTGCCGTTAATGCTCCAGAAGCAACAGGAGATAAAGAATTCTGTGATGCGCCAGATGGAACATAACCACCAGCAAAAACATCACCATCAGAATATCGTGTAGCGTCAGTGCAAATTTCGACTCCACTAGAACTATTAAAAGAGTGCCAAGTACAATTTCCTAAACCTGCAGCATTGCCTAGATAAGCTTGACCGGGTAGTTTTACTAGTTTATATGATATACTATTGGTTTCACAATACAATGAAATGTTGTTCAATCTAACAGAAATTCTATTAGGGTACCCACCAAAACTATTTTTTAATCTTAATGCAAGTAATGGTAATTCAGTTCCACCAGGTGAAGCTGTAGTTCTAGTAGTAGCCATAACATTTGCAAAATCTATTCCGCTTTCTATATAACCACCCTCACTTGCTACAGATGAACAAATTTGATCCATAGAACCACCGTTAGTGGTCCCAGTGTTTCTCATTTCACATCTTACAGGCAAATTCGGGTTAGAAATATATACATTTGCTAAAACGTTACTATGATAAAACTCATGGGCTACTACTAATTCACCGTTATGAACAAAACCCGTTCTTACTCTACCAACACCTAACCATTGAAAATCAATGAATATTAGTTGAGTCTTCGACATATCTAAATTTAAACCACTAGAACCAGTGCCATTACATTTATCTACGTTCCAATCATTCTGATATACTCTTCGTTTGTAAGAACCTTCATCTGATTCACTAGCAACACCATTAGTAAATGATCGTATTACAAAATAAAGATTTCCGTTATTGGTTCCGTTAGATGTATTGTCACCTGCTTGCTCAAAATAGATACCGTCTCTATCATCAAAATATCCGGTTCTTTTAGTGACGTTTTGTTGGGCAAACCCAAAGTTAAATGAGGAAAATATTAATTGGGACTTGCCGGGTTGATAGTGATGATAAAATTTAGTTTGATGTATTACGTTGGATTGAGGACTAGAATTGGTAGTTAATGTGGCTGCAGCTTTATTTGTAGCATAAGAAACATTCCCGCCAAAATCTTTTTTGTCTATAAAATTAGGATCTATTGCAAACAAATGTTTATAATCACCTAATGTAAATGGTTCGCTTATTCTAAGTCTACCAAAAGCATCAGGATTGAATCCATCTACAGTAATGGTTCCTGTAGAATCAACAGGAAATCTGTTTGTAGTAGCAACTACATTACCACTATGGTAAACAGTAATAGGAATAGTATTCCCAACATCATTTTTTACTTCTACTTCATTTGTTATAGTAGTGCCGCTACTAAATAGATACGTCATACTATTCTCCATCCATTTCTATAAATCATTTGTATACCACCGTTGTCTTGTTGAAGAATAAATCCCCCTGGGTCATTATCAACATTACCAAAAACAGTTATAGGATTAATAGAACAATTTCCAGATTCGTCTTTGATTATGTACATTCTACCATTTTGCAATGTCATTGGTAAAGTTATATATACATTCCCCGGGTAATTAACACCAATATAATAATCTTTAGTGGTTGGTGTATAACTATTTTCTGTTATTAATTTTGTTGGCCTATCTAATGTATGTTCACTATGAGATCCGCCGCCTGGTCCAGTCAATGATATCTTTGCTATCCATTGCTCTAAAAATCGTATTTTCTTTTGAATAGAATTTATGTCAGGTGCCACCAACAAAGGATCAGGTTGTTGGAAGGAGTCTCGTTTTGTGCTGGCGGTGATTGCTTCTGCGGCAAGTTCGGAGAGGGAGTTGGTTGGGGGTTCGAGGGTGGTCTCTTCGTGCTGCGTCTGAACCAAGTCATTATCTTCCTCCAATATAATGTTTTCTAAATCGTCTAATGAAGGCGGTAGAGGAAAATTATTCTCTACAGATATTCGATCTGCTTCTTGTTTTAGTTCAACTAATGCTTTGGATAAATCCTCAAAAATATTTGATCTTATAGAACTACGAATATTTTCTTCAAATACTTTATGTTCTTTTACTTCTCTTATTAGTTCAGGATCTACTTGCTGGCCAAGAGTCTTGGCCAGCTTTACAAGCATTTCTTTTTCTTTTATAGATTTCATAATAAACTAATTAGACACCTTTAGGAAACTGACTGGTGGGTAGTGTAATTGTCCTAGCAAATTTAGTTATTCTTACATCTTGAAAATATCCTTGAAGCCAATTCTGGTACAATCCAAAGGCACTACCTGCATTTCTTGCTATCCACAATTTTTGTGCGCCACCAGTAAAATTCACCGCAGTTGTTACTGCTCCTGCACTAGTAGCAACAGATGACCCATTAACATATAGATTTAAATTGCCCGTGCCTGTTCCACTTCTTACTACAGCAAAATGATACCATGTATTTATCGGGTAACTCAAACCCGAAACTGTTAAAACTACAGAACTATTCATTTGAAAAAATAGTTCAGTAACATTTGTTGAGACAATACGAAGGAACCAAGAAAATTCTGGAGATGATACACCATTAGACCCTCCAGATAAAATTGTCCCATATTTATTAGCATCCGCTGATCTTCCTGCATCTATAGGATACACCCAAGCTTCCATAGTAAAATCACCAGGTAAGCTTTGTAGATTATTAGCATCACAAATTAAATAACTTGAAATGCCAGAAGAATAAATGCTTGAACCTCCCCATTTACTTTGGACAGTGCTTACTTGTGCGTCACCGAGCGTTTCTAAATTATTTTTTCTAGTAAAGTCTGGTATTCCAGCATTGGTAAAGTTTAATAATAAACTAGTGTTGGCAACTGCGGTAAGTGGTGCGGTTGGTGGAGTAAAAATAGATGTACCTGTTGTTGTACTTGAGGTTTGATAATTTGTTGGTATTGACCCCAAAAATGTTCTCAGCCCAGTCATGTATGTTTGCGGGACATCAGGTGAACCAATCTGCTGACTGGCTCCAGATAGAGAAGCAAAAGAAACTGAATTGTTTACATAAATTTGAAGAATGCCGTTTATAAACAAACGATGGTCATTTCCTGTTCTTGTCGCAACAACATGAACCCATTGATTAACGTACGTATTAAATGTTGCCGTTCCAATTGGCACAGTACCATAAATACCTATTCCAATTTTATTTTGGTTTGCGCCACCATCATTAAAATAAGCAATCTGCCAACCTCCAGATGTTGCGTTTTGGCAAAAAATAGGATAAGTAGCTGTCGTTAAAGAAATTGGATACGCCCAAAACTCTACTGAATAAGTTTGCGTTCCTGTAGGAAAAATCTGGCTAGAAGCACCAACAGTCAAATAATCCCCACTACCATCAAAATATGCAGATCCACCGTTAGTAGTTAATGATCTTGTACTGGTAAAAGGATTAAAATCTATAGTTGTATTGGCAGAGCCACTTATAAAAGGCGAAAAAGAATTTATGGCAGGACTACCACTTAATGTTAAAGTAAGATTATTAACACTAGCATCTCTAAATCTATTGTCCTGGAGAGTAAGCAGAGCTGTACTTGGACTTATTTCTGCTAAAGGAAAAGTAGGTACAGTAATTGAAGTAGAGGCGGGATCATATGCTGTTATGCCATTTAATACTCTAACACTTGACATGTAACCTGTCAGATTACCTCCTGCACTACCAGCAGCACCCATATAAAAAGCAGTAGCATTATTAAAAATAGATGAGCTTGATGTTGTTAATGTTCCACCAGTGCCATCGAAAAATCCTCTGATACTACTACCGCTTCTAGCTATAGCAATATGATGCCATCTTCCGACAACACCTGTTCCTAAAGTGACACCATTAACTATATCCCACCCTGATCCATTAGAGCTAAGATAATACTTAAATACTCCCCCAGTTTCTAAAGTAATAGCGTAGTTTTGATTAGTGGAAGCATAACCACTAATAAATTGGGGACCTGCGGTTAAAGAATTAGTATTGACAAATAATTCAATGGTGAAATTAGCAGCAGCGAAATTGAATCCTGTTGTACTAATATAGCTACTACCATTGAAATATGTGCTCCAACCTAAATTAGAATATGGGCTTAGTGTTCCAACCGCCACATTTCCATTTCTGGTAATAGCAAAATTATTTGTACTTGAATCTACAAAAGAGGAATTGTTTGCTGTGTTTGCACCGTTACCAGATAATAGTAATGTTGTATAATTATAGTATGGATCCGTTTGCCAATTTAAAAATCCTACAGTTCTATTACCACCTCTAATTATAGAACCTTTATTAAAAATTACTCCCATATTTGTCCTTTTTCAATAGACAATCTATTGACTCGGTGTTATTATTTGCTATGAGCCTAGATGATAGTCATACTAATTTAGTTTTAGTAACTTTACCAACAAGCTTAAGTGCTTTATCATGTTCCTTATTATTTAAATGTTGTTTCAATTGTTCTTTGTCAGTTTTAGAAGCAATCTTATGAAACTTAACTAATTCCATAGCACCAATTGGTCTATGGTAATTGACAGACATTCCAAGTTCATTTATATGTTTTTTCTTAGTAACTTCTTTTGCAGTCTTAGAAGATATAACACTCCATGGATGCATCTTCATCATATATTTTGTTCCCTCAGGTGTTCCCCAATCAAAGCGATATGGGTTTTCGTAATCCTCATATATCTTAGGATTTGATCTACCGTAATTTCTCATTATAACACCAGCTAAAGTATTTGCCTCATTCTCAAATGTAGATCCTGTTTCTCCAGCATCAACTGTTAATCTACCATCTAAATCTTGTTTATAATGAACCAATTCATGGGCAAGGGTTCGATAAACATCTGCGGGATGTCTACCTGCAGTATTTACGTTTATTTCTTTTAAGCCTGGGCTATATCCACCGAAACTTCTATTTTGTATAGCAATTTCTTTATTGTTTACTAGATTTATTTTTGGCAAAGATTCAAGACCAAGTTCTCCCTTGGCGTGATCTAGAAAATGATCTAGATGTTTTTGAGATGGGTCTTCTTTAATAAAAGAACTGAATCGTTTCATCTAGAAAATTCTTTCTTGAAAATTCACCTCTGTTTACCACCTTAGCCACATTATCTAAACTATTACTACCTTTGTATTTCACTACATACCCTTCTGGATGTGTATGCTCACCTTTTATCTCATGATTGTAAGGTTGTTTACCAGAATTTAAAGTATCAACTAGAACATTCTTTGCATCATCTAGATGTTTATGTGCTTTAAACAGATGCTCGAAATCTTTTTTATTTTCGTCTACTCTAAACAGAGTAGAATTGATTTCATCTCTCTTTTTCTGTTTGCCTTTTTCAGACTTTAGTTTGTCAACTTGTTTTTGTAGTTTTTCGTTAAGATGAGATCTAAAACCAGACACTGTTGGAGCAGAATTACTTTTAACTGTGCTGTTTATATATGTTTGTAAATGATCTGTCAATCCATCAACTAAGGAAGTATGATCTCTAATTTTGCCTAAGTGTTCTTTAGCTTTATCAAAATTTTTCTGAAATTCTTTTCTTTGTTCTTCAGTATAATTATTTGGTTCGTGTTGAACAGAATTATTAAACAATGCTACATCACTGTGATGGGGAAATCCATTCGGCTTTAAATTATATTCATTGTTTTCCCCATCAATTCTCGTATGTAAAGCAACCATTATCTTGGCTTTGTTTAATGCTTTGCCTTCACTTGAATTGTGGTCTATACTATAATCAATAGTGTTTTCTTTAAATTTAATCTTACCATCTTCTTTTTTCAATGTACCATCTTTTTTACTTCCCATAAAATCACCTTGAATCAATCCATGATATGGTCTAACAACTTTATGACCATGCTCGAGTAATTGACTCATTTTAGATCTTAATCCTTCATTATGTCCAAATAATCTATTGACATCATTTTGATTGAAGGCAAATCCTCTGGCTGCTCCTTTGTAAGCTACACCAAATTTAGTTTCTCCGTCCTCTGGATCCTTTACGTAGCCCATATTAAAAGAAGGGGAACCATCTGCTTTCATACTAATGCTTTGAACATTAGACTCTTCGCCAGCTAAATGCTTATGTAAATTTTCTAATCTTTTTAGTTCATCATTTGATTCTTGTTCGCCATAAAAATGACTCTCACCTGCTAGATGTCTCAGATGAGGTATTGATGCATTCTTTTCTTCTGATAAAAATTCAATAAAGGATTTCATGCTAATTTTACTTTTTTGTCTTGCCCGCCACTATGAATAATTATATGGGATGTTGCTGGAGATTCTGTTTCTTTAGCTTTTATTGGCTTAGTTGTTTTATCAGGCTGAGATTTTATTTCATCATCTTTTTCAATTTCAGTAGGATGAGCAATAGAAGGATGAAGTGTTGTAATTACTTCAGGAGAAGAAAATTTCTCGCCTTTACCAACTACACTAAATGATCCAAGCTTAAATTCTTTTCCATTATTATCTTTACCATACATATGAACAGATGTAGAGCCTCTATTATGAGCAATTTTGATCTGCCCTTTGGTTTTCAATAATGCATCACGAATAGCTTGATGTGTATCGGTAATTTTATGTGTAAAATTTTCATTTAATTTAGGATTATCAATAGAAGTTAGTGTTAGTACTGGAATTTTCGTTGGTGGGGCTAAATGTTGCATTAAAATATTATGTAATTTTTCTTGACCTGGCTCATTAGATAATTTATTTAAATGTTCAAATATATCATTTGCCATTCCCGTACGAGCTAAATGAGAACTTTTTTCAACAGCTTCTTTTACTTCACGCTGTGATTGTGTTACTTCACCTTTCCCTTTATCTGCAGCATCTACTGGATCTCTAAATTGCCTTTTGTATCTTTCGTTATTTTTAGTTTGTTCACCTTTTACGCCAGTATTACCAAATCCATATTCTTCCATTCGTTTAAGATGATCGGAATGGTGTCTATCCATCACTTTAGAAGACATACCTAAACGAGTATCAAATCCTGCAGACGGCCTATTATCCCAAGTGACCTGTGAGGATTCGCCTCCGTATACTTTATTACTAATACCAACGTGTGATAGTTCACCTGTCTTATTATTTTTTAATGCAACAACTAAATCTGGTTTAGTATTTTCTGGATCTGATTCACCGGTGGCTAATGCTACATCTTTTGCTCCGCCCGGCGTATGAAAAACTTCGTGGATTTTATGATTTGGAAATCTTTTTTTCAGCTCGTTGAAAAGAACGTGGCCCGCTTCTTTACCCATAGCAACATAACGGTCTGCGTGTTGCCCCATTTTTTCATATAAAGCTTTGTGTCCTTCTTTAGGACTTCTACCGTTTTTATCCTTAAATTTACCCATATGACCTTCGTCATGGTTTGTAAGTCCTGCCGCAGAAATAATACCTTGTCCGGTTGAATATTCATGCATCGTTCCTTTATCAGTATTAGATGCTCCAGAAATGCTTTCTGCTCTTTCAATAATCATTAGTAGTTCATATTTAAAGTCTTTAAATCGAATGGTCATTTTAACCCCATTAGAACGAATTTCTTTTATATTTATTAGTTCTTGAAAGTCAAAAAGAAAGGGCCCGAAGGCCCTAACTGTATAAATATTTATCTAAATATTGCTAGCCCAGGCTTTGACTACCGGGTGCAAAATATCGTCAGTGTAATCCATCTTCATCGTATTTACGATTGTTAAAACAATTTGGATGTTACCTTTGACGTATCCCTTCTTAGAATTTATTCTATCCACGCTTGGTCTAAACGGATTACGTTTTTTCTTTGTACCAATCTCCATACTAAAGGGCAACTTAGTAATAGCACAAAGCCCTTTGCAATCATCAAATTTCTTTTGAATATACTCTGGCGTCAAATCAAAAGCTAGTTCTTTGCCTTTTGCTCGAGTCTTCAGAGCAGTATGTTCCATCTGCCCAAATTTACTTGGATCAGCTTTTCTTTTACGATAGCTGAGACCATGTTTTTCTTTAAGCTTTTTCTTTTTAGACTCCGGCAATGCTTCGAGCTTTGCTTTCTTTTGTTGATATTCCCAACTAGAAAACGCTTTAGCTAATTCAAATTCTTCAGCTGTAAGTTCTCTAGCTTGGATTCGTTTGATCAGATTAAGCCGTTTGGCTTCTTTACAAAGTTGTTTGTCGGTAAAGTCAAATGTATTCATAGTATAAAAAGATATTAAGTGCCGGTTACGGTTCCGGCGTCGCCATGGGTGGAGTGGAGGTAGGCGACCGTATTAGATTACGCTGAAAAAGCTGCGCTACCTGCTTGCTTGTAAGCAGCAGCAACCATCTGACGACTTGGCTTACCTAAGCGATAAGCAGTCTTGCCGTTCTTAGTGGTGTTGCTATAGATAGCATACCCTTCAGCACGAAGTTCACTGATACGAGGACGAACACTGTCCTGCGTACTATTAGTCAATCCAGCTAATTGTGCTGGTGTAAAATTACGACCAGATTGTAGAACTTTCAATACACGATTTTTTAACATAAAAACCCCATTAACAAATGTCGCAAATAGGTGTGCGACTAACACCATACTTAATTATAATATAAACAGACTTAAGTGTCAATCTGAAGTTATCCAAAAGTATGCATAATCATCTGCTTCTTTTTTGGTTTCAAAATAAACCTCATCCTCAGTATCAAAATAAGCATTGTATAAAAACACTCTGTATCCACCAAAAGTTCTTGCCTCAACAATAGCTAGTTTATTTCCTCTTTGGAGTTGCTGCATTTCTTAACTTCCTTAGATATTCTCTACCTACTATTCCTTGTTCTATTTCCCTAATTGCTGTAACTATAGGTCTATTCTTGTCACCTAAAGTTGATCTATGTCCTCGTTTCAATTCTCTTGCCCTTGCTGCAGCAATCAAGACCATGTCGTATTTATTTCCAATTTTAATTGAAGCTACTTCAGAGGTTATTCTTGCCATGTATTACTCCATTTAGTTTAGTTACATCTGCACAAGTATAAGTTTGATACTGCTTTTTTATATTTTCTGGCATTGGGATATACTCAATTTTAGCATTATGCTTATCTGCTATTTCTTGAGCTACTGTTAGAAAAGATTTAGTTTCTCCCATTCCAACATTAAAAATACCACTTTCATCTTTTTCAAGCATTAGTTTATGTACATTGCAAACAGTATCTACATGAATAAAATCTCTTTCAAAGTTTTCACTACCTTCGAATATTTTTATCACACCTGTTTCTTTAGCTTGTTTTTCAAATTTATGATATGGGCTAGCTTGATCTCCTTTATGATCTTCATGCGATCCATACACATTAAAATATCGCATTCCTTGAACAATAATATTAGTTTTCTTAGTAAAGAAAACATTTTCCATATAACGATCTATAATAAACTTAGACCAAGCATATGGGCTTTGAGGAGATTTTGGCGCATTTTCAGCAAAATTTGTACCTAAGCCATAAACACTTGCAGAACTTGCATATTGTAAATTCACATTATATTGTCTACATAGCAAGGATAGTGCTAAAGTAAATTCTACATTCTGATGATAAACTTTTTCTACGTTTGTCTCAGTAGTAGCGCTTATTGCACCAAGATGTATAACCCAATCTAATTTTTTAAAAATTTTATTATCAAATACTTCATTCCATTCATAGAAATATAAGTTGTGATCGAACAAGGCTTTTACCATGTTTTGACCAATAAAACCTTTATAACCTGTAATTAGTATGTTCATGCTATTTTAAGTTCTTTAAGACGATCTGCAGCATAAGATGCAGCAAAAGCGTTTGGTTTCACTAAAGGTATGACATTACATGTACCCTTTATGTATCCTACCGCCTGGGATAGTACAACATTACTTACATGATCGTCATCCGGGTTTATGTCAAGATGCACTTCAACGTCTCGGTCTACTAGAACTTCCTGTAGTTTCAAGTATAACTCACTTATCTTATATACTTCATTCATTAAACGAAAGGTTGGTTTAGATGCTTTTTGATCGTAATCTCTTTCTGTAATTACTTCGCCAAAAATTTTACATCCATGTTTTCCGTCGATATGAACAACAATGGCAAGAATATAATCCGCGTACCATACATTGTTTCTTCTGTATCTTTCAGAATCACATCCAATGTAAATTTTAGTTTGAGGACTTTGTGCTTCTATAAAATGTTTTACTTGCTCTAAATTAAGTTTCATAGTACACCTTAAATGGTGCCCCCTCACGGAGTCGAACCGCGCACCAACAGATTATGAGTCTGCTGCTCTAACCAAGCATGAGCTAAGGGGGCTATAAAAACAATTCGTTTACTAATTTAGATTCGCCTATTTTACCTTTGATAAAAACATTAAATACCAATGCCAATCTATCATTAATTGAATGGGACTCGGTCACAGAATGCTCTAAAAAAGAAGGGAAAATGAACAAATCATTATTAATAGGTTTTTCTATCCAATTACTGCTATTAAAAATATTATAATCTATAGTATTAAAGTCAAAAAACTGATTCAGTATATTTTTTCTATCGTCGCTATGAAATACTATACTACCAGATAATTCATCAACTGACAGATATAAAATTCCGCTGATCAAACTATTCTTGTGATTATGCTTATGAGCCCAATCGCCTTTATGGTGTAAGGTTAACCAAGAATTAGTAATAACAAAATCTACACTGTCACTTATTCTTAATACATCAAATGCAAAATGATTAATATGTTTAAGAATAACTTTCTTAACATTAGAAATATGATTTTTTTCTAAAACATACTTATCCTCTGACATAAATCCATTTTGAATACGTGTAAACTTCAACTTTTTAAAATAATCTATTTCAACATTAAGTGATTCCAAATTAGTTTTATAAACTGGAACTGAAAAGAGAGGTATAACATTATTCATTTGGTACCCAGGGCGGGATTCGAACCCGCATCGTTTCTAATGTGACAGATTTTAAGTCTGTTGCGTTTCACCAATTTCGCCACCTGGGCATAATAAAATTATAATTGCTTTAGAAAAATAAATCAAGCAAAAATTAACCCGGATTCAAACCGGGTTAACCAAATTATTCGTCTCTAACAGGAAATTCTTCCTCTTCGGGGAGTTCTTCCCGTTGTACAGATTGAATAACAAGATTAACATTTTCATGCCCTTGAAGTTCCTGTACTAAATCGTTGAGTATTCGAAGTACTTTAACATGATCTCCGGCATCCTCACATGAAAAATTCACTTCCATGTCAAAGGTTTCTAGTTGTAATTTTAGCATATTCATCTCCTAAATAATTATTATTTAGTCTTGAGAAACAGTCACTCAACATTAAATGCTATGATAGTTTTTCTATTATTGGAAACATTTACAGGTGAACAATGCCAAACCATACTTGGAAAAGTCAAAATGTCTCCTTCTTTGACATTCGGCATAATATGTTCTTTAGATAAAGGATCTTTTAATAGAGTACCAGGAGTTCCTTCTGGTAGTTCAACATAATAAACACTTGCCCAAGTAGAAGCTCTATGTTGATGCCAACTATGTATATCATTTTTATAATATTGCTGATACCAGATATTTTGAAAGACAGGTTGATCATATTCTAAAAATTGAAATACTTTATCCATATGATTATATAGATGGTCGCCTAATACGTCTATGTATGATCTTTGATATTCCCTATCAATGTAAAAATCACCTTTGCTTATTCTGTTTGGTCCTTCTTTCACAGAAGAACCTGGATCGTGTTGTATACAATCCAACAATTTATTTTTTAGTAAACTATGTTTATCAAATTTAGAAATGACATAGTTAATTGATAATGAAAATTTTTGCATAAATTATTGGAGCGGGTAGCGAGAATCGAACTCGCAACTCAACCTTGGCAAGGTCGTGTAATAACCGTTATACTATACCCGCAGATTCATTATGTTTTCTTTTTATCGCCTCTGAAATTTTTCTTTTATGTTCTTCAGATTTGGGCTTACCTTTAAGATTTTCTGAAATTTTTTTTCTTACATCAAGTCTATGATTTACACTGTTTTCAGAGATCTTCTTTTTAGTTTCATCTGAATGTTTAAAACCTAGTTTGGATTTTGAGATTTTTTGCCTCGTTTTTTCGGATAAAACTGCACCTGTTCTTAATGCTTTTCCTGTGCGGTTTATGTAACCAAATCCTCCCTTACCACCATCACACAAATTATAACTCATTTCTGAGATAACTACAAGTTCTTTTTCTTTATTTTTCATATCTTGTTCATTATCAAAAATATGTAAAATTTCTTTTTCGAAATTTTCGATTCCATATTTCTTATAAGCGGCATGCAATCTTTTACCAGAACCCATATAACCATCATTTATATTAGTAGTCTGATGCATTCCTATATAAAATTTGTTATTGAGTTTATTTGTAATTTTGTATACTGTAAATAACATAAATTTCCCCTTTATGTTATTTATAAAAGTAATATCCTGCAAGGATACTGGTTACCTTTAATACAGTTTGGTGCCCCAGAGGAGACTCGAACTCCTAAAATTTGGCTTCTAAGACCAACACGTATACCAATTCCGTCACCGGGGCTTTATTGTTTCACTAGTACTTCAGTTTGTACGCCATTAATAATCATAATTTGTTTAGTATATGTTACCCCGTCTATTACAACTTGATTCGTGTCAACAATAATAGTCTGAGGCACATAGTTTGGTCTAGTCAAAGCATAACCAGCACCTATTGCTGTACCAACAACTACCGGAGCGACCCACCAGTTTGGAGAATAATGTCTATGGATATAGTGTCCATGATGTCTGTGACCATGGTAATGCTGAGCAAATACTAGATTAGGAATAACGAAAGCTAAAATTGCTATTATTTTTTTCATTAGTTTTCCTTTTTTTGTTGTGGTCTCGGATGCAAGAATCGAACTTGCGCCTCATGCTCCCAAAGCACGAATGATACCATTTCACCAATCCGAGTTTAATTTGGTGCCGCCCCACGGTATAAACCGCGTTCTCTAGTTCTTCAGACTAGCGTGAGGACCTCCTTCACCAGAGCGGCCTATCTCATTAATCGATTAACAAATTTAAGTAATAATGTATGATGTCTGTACTCATGCCAATATGGTTTTAAGAAATTTTTCTTATACCAGTAAATATCACTCTCTGGATGAGGACCAATGACTCCAATGTTATTTTGTATAATTGCTGCAGGATCACCATTACTATAGGTAGCAATGGTTTCAAAATTACTTGAATCACCTAAAAGACTACAACCATCATAGAAAAACATTTCTTCATCATGTCCGTTCCAAGTAACATTAACAACCGTGCCATAACTTCTATTAGTCTCAGCATTGGGTCTTTTTATATATTGTACAGGATTTACGTCTTCTAATATATCGAAGTAATGAGGGCCGGCCCAATAAGCTCCCATGCAAATACCAAGATATCGTTTACCTTTAGCAATTTGATTTTGTATTACATCTTGCTTATCAGCTAATAATTTATAGTACCTATTGCTATCACCAATACCACCAGGGAATGCTATTAATTTATATCTTTTTAAAATGCTATCAGTTAACTCATCTCTATTAATTACGTCGACATCGTAAGCCAAGCCTAATGCTCTAAGAATACCATGAGCACACTCTACACTGCACTCTGGATGATTATGAAACAGCGCAATTTTTTGTTTCTTCAACTAAATTTATCCATTTTCTATCTTGAAATATATCTTCATCAAAATAATTCATTGGAAAACTTATTGAAAGTCTTTTAGTTTTAGATATGACTTTATGATACATTTTCATAGGTATAAAAGTTATGTCACCTGGTTTCATTACAACATCTAGAAAAGGAGACTCATTTATATAAGTTAAGTTTTTCGGATCGTTATCATTAACTTCTCTATTCCAAACTAAATGTTGAGAAATTCCTTCTATTTGAATTATTAGATTGTGGGCTGTATCCCAATGTATCGGAAATCCCGAATCCTCTTTTAAATTATCAACTAATGAGAAGTAGATATGTGCATCTGTAGACAGCTTAATGCTACTTTCTAATTGTGCACAAATAGCATTTACTTTTTTATTTACTCTTGACATGTCTACTATGTAAGCAGTATACTTTTTTACTTCTTTATCTAATATACTTGGTGGGTAAGTATTAACATCCGATAACCAAGCTTGATATGGCCAGTTATAATTTATATGATTAGCGAATCTAAATCTTTTATTATTTACTACTGGTCTTAAATTTATTAGATTTTCTAGATCTTTCCAAGAAAAAATATTATGAACACAATTAGGTTCATAAAAAGGTTTCATTTCTAATATTTTTTTTATAATTGATTTTTTAAGCATTTTATTAAGGTGTCGGCTACTCTTCCACAAGCCCCGACATGAGGTATTGCCCTGTCCAGTGTCTTGTCTATCGGATGACACGGTCCTATCTTTTGTTTACCCTACCGGATGAATGGCCCGGAGGGAGGAAAAAAGAAACCTAAGACTCCTAACGCTGGTCTTGTCGCGCCTATGATAACCGGCATAGGTCCGGGGATTCTGGTGGGTACTGAAGGAATTGAACCTAACTGCCAACCACCCTACATATTATGGCAACGGATTTACAGTCCGCCGTAGGGAACAGCACCCATAACTGGAGTGAGGAATCGGATTCGAACCGATGGCTTTACAGTTTTGCAGACTGTTCCTTTGGACCTCTCAGGCACCCTCACAATGGCTCACCAGCGTGGACTTGAACCACGGACCAACGGATTAACAGTCCGTCGCTCTACCGACTGAGCTACTGGTGAATATTCTTTACTACATTTTCTTTATTATATAGACATTAGTATTTAATGTCAATACTTAATGGAGGAAAGTATGGGATTCGAACCCATGGATCAGCTTTCACCAATCTACGGTTTAGCAAACCGCCGCAATCGACCACTCTGCCAACCTTCCTAATACTTCGTCTAATCTACATCGTGTCGAGACTTCTTCATCTCGACACCCCCACCTTGCTCTATAATTCTTGCTCTAAGTTCCTCAAGAGAGATAGGAGCAAAGTCAATACACTCTACACTTACATTAAAGTATCTGGAGTCAATCTTATCATCTTTCATTACTCTTCTGAAATGAAGATGACCATGAACATTACAACCGAATCGTTCAATGCTATCAGGATGTACTGGAACATGACTAAGAATAAGACCAGACATCACATGGTATCCTCTGATATCTCTAAAGTGTTTGGTGTAGTCACCAAGTTTAAAAATATCATGATTGCCTTTGATGAGAACTTTATCACCATTAAGACGATCAAGAATAGCAAGTGATTTTCTTGCAATGACTACATCGCCACAATGGTATACCGTATCTTTCTTACTAACACGGTCATTCCATCTTTTGACCATCTCCTCATCCATTTCTTCTGCATTGGCAAATGGTCTAAGAGGAGTACCATCATCTCTTTTAAATACGGTACATGTTTTATCATGACCGAAATGTGTATCACTAATAAACCATGTTGCTGACATTTTAAACTCCTTATATGGCCTGACCGGAGGGACTCGAACCCCCATTCTGGATTTAGAAGAACCATGTCCTTTCCTTTGAACGACGGTCAGATATTTGGTGCCTTCGGTCTGAATCGAACAGACAGTCACGGATTACAAAACCGTTGGTTTACCACTAACCGACGAAGGCATATCTGGCCTAGGGTGAGGGACTCGAACCCCCGTGGGTTTTAACCGGCGGATTTGGAGGCCGCTGCAATCGCCGCTATGCGAACCCTAGATAAATTGGAGCGGGCGAAGGGATTCGAACCCTCTCCATCAGCTTGGAAGGCTGAGTCCTCTCCCAGGAGAACACCCGCATAAAACTTGGTACACCGTATGGGAATCGAACCCATCTTTCCACCTTGAAAGGGTAGCGACCTAACCGATAGTCGAACGGTGCATATACTTGGCGGTCCCTACGGGAGTCGAACCCGTCTCTGCGGCGTGACAAGCCGCTATACTAACCGATATACTAAGGAACCATATTGAAGCACACTGGTCTCTCGAAGTGTATGTGATAGCCAGACCGGCCGGTTCTTCTACCTTCAACTCCCCATTGGACTTTGTACAGAGTCCAACTCAATGTGCTTCAATATGGTACCAGGTAGTGGGATCGAACCACTGACCAGTGGATTATCGATCCACTGCTCTACCTCTGAGCTAACCTGGTATTGGTACGCTAATTTGTTAATGAACTTTTTTCATCTTCGAACGACGTATCGTTCTTCACCATACCCTTATATTAACATCTAATGATAACCGAGTCAACTGTATGGGTACTCAGAATTAAAAACCCTCGAACATTTCTGCTACGAGGGTTTCAGGTAAAAACTGTGTTTTGTATGTTACCTAGCCCTCTAGCACACTCCATGGATTTTGTGTAGTACGGCACTCTGGCTTATCATAGCCCGATACCGTACTAATTCTAAAGGAATGTAACATACAAAACATCTCTGCTCCTGTTGTATAATTATTTATACACTTCGCCCACAGTTATCTGCGTGTTAGGATTAATGGTTGTAAATTCTCCATTAATACAATAAACCCACCAGAAACCATCGTATCTATTTACCTTACTTTCAAACTCGTCTCTAATGGCAATCATTGGTCCAGGATGAAAGTGATTCACACCCGGAAGCTGCAAAAAATCTACATTGGTATGTAGCAATGCTAGATTAACCATATCAACTCCATAAGGAGTTATCTCCCTTGGGTCATTCTCATAATCATCTCCACAGATGATTCCAAACTTCTTCTTAACTATTCGTTTTGCATTTTGAATATCTTTTTTAACAGCCTCAAAATAATGAGACCCGTCAATATACACAAAATCAAAAGTGTCATCTTTATACCATTCACAAATCTTTCGAGAGTCTCCTCTAATCATCGTGACTTCAATATTTCTATCTGCCTTATTACGTTCAAAATCTCGTATGATATTAAAAGTACTATGAAAAGCACGATCTACCATTTGATCAACTTGAATGTAGTCATCACTTTTTTGTTTATCAGCATCTGTGATATATGGTTTCCAATAATCAATCACTGTTAAAGCAGAATCTTTTGGAAGTTCATCTAACCATAAAGACATTGATCCTTCACCAAACCACGTACCTATCTCTAAAGCATTGATAGGGGTAGTAAATTCTTTTACTGTTTGACGCATACCTTCTACACGCCAGGGCCATGCTTGATTTGTTGGGACAGCCATAACTTTCCTTTATAATAGAGTAGGGGCGCATACTGTCGTTTAAGAATAGGCAAGCTCTCATGTCTCGCTCACTCCCCCGTTAATCGTCTCCCGACGTTAGCCGTTAGCGATTTGCTTCAGCTCTTCAATCTCAAGGTCTTCGTATTCTGCTTTGGGAGCAACTACAACCTTAGGCTGCTTTGGTTTCACAACCTTAGCTTTGGCCGCTTTTGCGGGCGCCTTAGCCTGCTTCGGCGCTTTTGCTGACTGCGTTGCGGGAGCACCAGATTTCTTGCCCATAGTCTCAGTGATTAGGGCATTCCACTGCTCGAATACGCCACCTACAGAAAGCAAATATTGACATGCCTCAGACTTAGTCATCGGTTTAGGAAGTTGGACAAGCTCCAGTGGATTGTGTCCACCTTTAGCAAGCAACTTGACACGCGATGCTAGATCATTAGCAAAACGAACTTTGGTGATACCATGTTGAGTGGACACACCGGCTACTGAAAAATACGAATCTGACATAATATAAAGACCTCTCATAAAATTGTTACTATACCGAAATTATAAAATCAACTGAACACCTTGTCAAGCATTTTGGATAAATTTCTTTACCGCAACACTATGCTTACAAGTTTTGCGAAACTGAAATCCGATACAGTCACAAGTCACTTGCCCATTGGACGAAATAACATTGTGCTCTGAACCTTTTTTCTTGGATCGCACTTTGAATATTCTACTATCAACACGATCCTGTGTCAAGTCATAACCAACAATATTTTGCTTGTTGATATGAGATACAGGATAGTTCGGATTGCCGGTGTGTACAGATATGTAATCCATATCTAGCCATTTGGGCGTTGGAACCACCTTACCTATGATCTGACGCTCAATCCAACCCTCTTGCTTATATAAGTAAGAGTAGCTCTTGACCCTCAAATCGACTGATTGACCTATCGCAAATTTCATCATACCATAATTATATAAGAAAAAGTAACCCGAGTCAAATGCTCGGGTACTTGGTGTTGTTCTAGAACAACACTTGTAAGCTATTGATTTTCAACAGCATCTTCCTTCTCTATAATACCCTGTTCTTCAAAAAATTCTAAAGTGTCTCCTATTCCTTGATTCAACCCCTTCAGATAACAGGCATAGCACGCGCCAAGTGTCAATCCCATGTGTAGTAAATCCATAAGTGTTACAGTAAATTCCATGGTCTTCCTTTTTTTTATAAGTTATTCGGTATCCAGTTCTGTTCCCTTTCCTTGAAGTGTTTGAATAGTTGATATTCTGCTAAAAATTTTACAAGCAAACCATTCTCTAATCCATATGCTTCAATTTCCCATGGTCTGTCCCAGTACATGGTTTCGTAATATGTTTCACCTTGCCAGTATGTTACTGATCTTTTTTTATGAGATGTATCTCGCATTTCGTTTTTAGCGTATTGCTTGACATGTACCATCTCATGTGCAAGAACTTTAATCATCTGTAGTTGCTTTTTAGTTCTAGCTATTTCTATAGTAAAGCTTTTAGGGTTTTTACCATCATCCTCACAAAAACAAAATCCGCCTGCTTTTAAATTATCATGTATAATTATTTGTATGTCCAACTTTGAGACTAATCGTTTAGACATAAGTGTGTTGGCAAAAAAATTAGATGCCAACTTTAACATCTTAGTTAGATCGGAGCTCTTTGCTCTTCTAACTGACAAATACATTAATCTGTAAATGCTGGTGGTTCGTGATTAAATAATTCGTCTATCTTTTCAATCTTTTTAGGTTTATCGTTAAGTACTTCTTGTAGAAGAACCTTTTGATCTGTTACTTGTTCTTCAATTTTTTCTTTATTTGGATTTGGGAATAGCATATTGCCTCCTAAAATTTGATGCTTGAAAAATCTCTTGCACCTTTTTTAATTATACTACCTACATCATAATTATTAAAATCTTTCTCGTCTAACTTGATACCTGAATCTGACAGACCTTTCTGTGCAGATTGTTCAAGATCATATAGTTTCATTTTCGCACGATCAATACCTACGACGAATCTTTTATTTATGGTTGGATCATTGTATCTATTCTTTAGTTGTTTTACCATGATCTGATTCATTTGATCTAACTCTTCAGTGGCAATTAAGGCAAACATGAGATCAACTGTAGCAGGAAGACCAAATGATTCTGAAGTATCTGTAAGCTCAACATCTGTGTTTCCATACCCGCCTCTTGTTGTCTGCGTAGCTGATAGAATAGGAACTGCTTCTTCAACTGCCAATCCTCTTAGTTCCTCAGCAATACTTTTTACTAAAGTATAAGAATTAATATTGGCGCCTGCTTTAAATCTTGAGGATGCACAAATATTCAAATAGTCTACAATAATCATATCAGGCTTAAACTGTCTTTTGAGTTTTAATTCATTTAACAAAGATTTAAAGTGACCTGCATGTGCTCCTGCTGTAGGATATTCTTTAATGATTAATTTGCCGTGTGTCTTTTCCTGAATCTTTTTGATTCTATTATCAAACATAGCCTTAGGTAAATCTTTAAGTTGATCTAAGGTTACATTCATTAAATTTGCATCTATTCTTTCCGCAATTCTCTCTTCCGCCATCTCCATAGTGATATACAAGACATTTTTACCTTGGGATAAAGTAGATGCTGCAACATGGCACATGAACAAAGATTTACCGACACCTGTGCCGGCCAAAACAACATTCAATGTCTTATTAGGTAATCCACCATTAGTAATTTTATTAAAGTAGTCTAGATCAAAGGGCAAACGAGATTCCACTCTGTGATAGAAGTCATATCTATCATCGGCATTATCAATATAATCATGTCCTACGTTGTTATCAAAACATACTCCAAGTGCGTCTTGGAGGAGCTGTGGGATACCGTCGGTTGACAGGCTTTTATTCCTACCATCAATAATAGAAATAGAACTAAGTATCGCATTGTATATTGCTTTATCTTTACAAAATTTTTCAGTCTCGTTTAATAACCATTCTTTATTATGATCAGACTTATCAAATGCCAGTACATATTCTACTGTCTCTTTATACTGATCCTCACTTAGATTCTTATCATTTTGAATAGCTACAACAAGTGCATCTTTATTTGGAGTACTATTGTATTCATCTATAAATTTTTTTACATGATCAAAAATCTTTTGTTCTGCATTATCAGTAAAATAATCCCGCTTTAAGAACGGGATTACTTTTCTCATATAATCATCATCGTTAACTAGACTCTGCAGAATCACTGTTTCTATTTTTAAATTCATCCATTGCCTTTAAAAGAATATCGTTAATGATATTTTCTATAATAGTATTAAATTCTTTACTATTATAATCTTCCTCTTCAACCCCTGCTGTCTTTTCAACAAATCCGAAGTCTAATTTAAGTTCATTAGAATTATCTTCTAATTCAAGGTTGGTAATACTTATGGTTGTTCCTACATATTTACCTTCCTTAAGTATAAAACCCCATTGGTCAAGCTTTTCATTTTGTATACTAAACGGTTCGTACTTCACTAGCATTTTCATATTCCTCATCAAATTCTTCTGCTGTCATTGGTGTTTGAAGCATGTCGGTACCAGCAATTTTATATCTTGATTCTATATAATCCCGGAACTCTTTGCTAGTTAAAATTGGCATCCAGAACTCTTTAGTATAAGTATCTTTTTGTCTATATTTCTTTTCTGATCCTTTATGTGCATACCAACCATTACTTGGCTTGACAACAAATCCACCCTCCATAGCAACATCAAGTAGACCTGACCATGTACTAATACCACCTTCAAATGATACTTCAATAGGAATCTTAGACTTCTCTCTTACGAATCTAGACTTTTCCACATTCATAATAAAATTAAATCCAACAACCTCTGTACCCTCTTTTTCTTGTTGGCGACCGATGATAAAAATATTATCCGCTGAATAGTAAATGCCAGTGCCACCTGAAACAATTTGCTTAGGAAATAAACCAATCTCTGCATAAGTATGATTGACAACAATCATTGGAATATCTTTAATTGTTAGATGAGGCGTAACCATTCTAAACAAGGACTTCATCTGTTTAGCCCGAGTCATATCTGCAACCGATTTACCTTCTAAAGCATCTTCAACTTCCTTCTTAGATGCCAGATTGCCCACTGAATCAACAACAATCATTACGTGATCTCCACGTTCTATATTATTGATTTGTTGCATACTATCAAACTTTAACTGTTCAATATCGGTTATCGGTGTATGAAGAACTCGGGCTGTGTCGATACCGAAGTTATCAAAATAAGACTGAGGGCTACCAAACTCAGAATCGTAAAACAAAACAATAGCA